GGGTCAGGCGTTCGCCAATGCTTCGGCTCAATTCGTGAACCTCGTGACCGCGAAGCGGATCCGTTGGCAGGATGGCGACGGGATCGGAGCGGACCTGTTGAACACGGCACGGCGCGCTCACGACGAGACCGGGCACTTCGAGGCCGTTAGGATGACGGACGACCGTCCCATCCCGGCCGCACTGGCAAGCATTCGCGCGGTTTGGCTCGCGTCGGGGCCGGACGTGCCGTCACCGAGGTTCTACTGATGGGCGTTATCGGCTTCCTCCGGGATATGTTCGTTCCGACCGTCCCGGGGCCGATCGAGGCCCGGGGCGACTCAATCGATGACCTTATCAGCCGGCTTCGGCCCTCTACCGGCGTATGGCGCTCCGCTTCCGTCCGGGAAGCCCTCGGCGTCCCGTCCATCTTCCGGGCCGCATCGCTCATCGCCACGACAACCGGGGCGTTGTCGATGCAGGCCTATCGACGCGGCATCCTCATGGACCCCGAGGACCGGCCGATGGTCATGGTCCGGCCCGATCCGTTCCGCAAGCCGCGGGCGTTCTACCGCGATACGGCGTGGAACATGGCGACCCGGGGTGAGGCCGTCTGGTGGGTCGCCAAGCGCGACAGCGACGGCAACGCGTCGGCCCTGTTGACGATCCCACCCCACGAGGTTGTCCGGGAGGACAATCCGAACGACCTTCGGTTCCCTGACGTGACGTGGCGGAACCTCACGACAAAGCGGCCGTTGCCGGCCAACATGAAGGAAGCCGATCATGCCGACTTCCGGTTCCTCCCGTTCGTACAGGAACCGGGCGAGCTCCGCGGCGTCGGGCCGCTGCAGCTATGTGGCGCGGCCGTGTCCGTGGCCGTCGAGTCGCAGGAATTCGCCGCTAACTTCTACGCCGACGGAGGATACCCCTCGGTCCTCGTCAAGTCGGCGCGTTCATTGAGCCCGCTTCCGGATCCTTCGGACGGCTTAACCGAAGCGGATCGGTTGCGGGCTCAATGGACGGACGCCCCGAACAACGTCCCGAAGATCATTGATAACGGGATCGAGAGCATTGACATTCACGAGCCGGACACGGCCCGGGTCCAAATGCTCCAAGCCCGCGACTATCAGAACGGCGAGGCCGCCCGGATGTTCGGCATTCCCGGGTCGCTACTCGATTACAGCACGCCCGGCTCGTCCCTGACCTATCAGAACCTAGAGGGTGAATTCACCAAATGGGTCCGCGGCGGCTTGTGGCCCTACTTCCTCGAGGAAATCGAGCAGGAGATGTCCGACCTGTTGCCGCGTTCGACCGTCGGCCGCTTCAACGTCGACGCGCTGCTACGGGCCGATCTCAAGACGCGGTACGAGGTCTATTCGCTCGGCGTGGCGTCCGGTGTCCTGACGGCCGAGCTCGCGCAGCAAAAGGAAGGGATCGTGCCGGGCGACGTCGAAAACGCCCCGGTCCCGTTCACGTCGACGGTCGGTATCCCGGAGGTCCGGAGCATCGACGCCGTTCGGTGCGACGGGCTCCGGACCCTCAAGGGAGTCATCCGGCCGTGCGGCAAGCTGTTGGCCGAGGCGGGGCCGTTCGTCGGGACCTGTCCGCGCTGTTCAAAGGTTCACGCGGCCGCGTGACGGCGGTTCTCCCGTGCGTAGCGGGCGACTTCTCGCGACGTCACCCACCAGTCGCGCCCCCGTTTCGAGGCTCGCAGCTTGCCGTTGGCGATCTGTTGCCGAAGGGTGGCGGCGGTCACTCCGAGGAGTGCCGCCGCTTCGCGAAGGGTCACCGGTGCTTGCGGAGGTGAGCGGAGTTTCCGCGCAGGTTCTTGGAGATCTGTCCGCACTTGTAACAGCGGATGCCCTGCTCGCCGATCTGCCGCTCAAGAGCCTTTCCGAGTGCCGTGGTGTCGATCGAGTCCACGAAGGCGTTGAGTGCCTTCTGCATCTCCACCATTCGGTCTAGGTCCGTCATCTCGTTCGCTCCGTTTCTGTTGCTGTGTTCTTGATGTATGTATCATCTACCCTAGCGTAGAGATTGTCAATAGGGTAACGGCGAAAGTTATCCACAATCTTGCCACGCGGCCGCCGTGGCGTGATACAGTCCGGCCGTAGGCGTTATCGCTAGGACACGTTGACGTCTACCTAACCGAATACGTTACCGGCCCGTACGCTCGTCGTCAGTGCCGTTCCACCGTCGGCCTCCCCCACGCGGAAACGTCCGCTACAGCGTGGTAGGGGAGGTCTTTCCTTATGCCGGTCAAATACGAGTGGCGCGAGACGCGTAACGGGCGTCGGTTCGTCCGGACCGTGGTCCCGGATGCCGCTCCGGTCAAGGTCCCGAAAGAGGCCGTGGCCGAGGCCGAGTACGTTCCAGAAATCAAGATCGAGCCGGCCGAGGACGAGGCTCCGAAGCCGAAGCGCGGCCGGCCGCCGAAGATCCTCAGCGAACCGGCGGCCGACGATGAGTGACGACGCGGCCGACAAGCTGACCCCGTTTGAACGGGTCTCAATCGACGTCGACGACGGCGATGTTCAGGTTCGCTCGGCATCCAAGCGCGAAATCGAAATGCGCCTGTTGCCGTGGGATACCGTCGTCGAAACGAAATTCGGCCCGGAGGAATTCCGCCGCGGGTCGATGGCCGATACCCCGGACGACGGCTTGTTCCTGATGGGCCTCGAGCATGAGGCGCATTTCGGGATCGGTCAGGCCGGCGAGCCGGTCATGACCCGTCACGCCGTCGGCCGCAGTTCTCGGTTTTGGGAAGCCGACGACGGTCCGCGGGCGATCTTCAAGGTTGCCCGTACCGCGGCCGGAGACGACAACCTCGCACTAGCCGAGGATCGGATTTACAGCGGCGTGTCAATCGAATTCCAGACCGTCCCGGGCGGGACGGTCTACGAAAAGCGGGGCGGCCGCAAGGTCAGGGTCCATAACAAGGTCGTACCGACCGGTGCGGCCCTTGTCCGTAAGGGTGCATACGGTGACGGGGCGGCCGTTTTGTCCGTCCGAACCGATACAGGAGGGTCAACGAGCGTGGCAACAGAAGACGAGACGGTTGAGACGACGGCCCCGGCCGTTGACTTGACCCCGGTGTACAGCCGCATGGACGCGGCATTTCTCCAGTTTGGCGACCGCTTCGGTGCGCTCGAGGAGAGCATTCGCCGAAGCATCGACGTTCCGCAGCCGGAAGCCCGGGCGAGCTCCGATCTTACGGTCGGTCGATGGGTTCAGACGGCCCTTAAGGCCCTGACCGGTGAGCGGATCCCGGACGCCGAGATGCGCGTGTGGGCGGACCTGATTACGACCGACAACCTCGGCGTCGTTCCGGAAGCCTTTAGCCGGGAGATTATCGGGATTATCGACGCATCGCGGCCGTTTCTCGGATCGACTCGACGGATCCCGACGCCCGCCGCCGGCATGACCCTTAATGTTCCTGTCCTGACGACTCGGCCGACGGCCGGCGTTCAGGTCAACGAAAAGGACGAGGTCACGTCTACCGAGACGTCGATCACGTCGGCCGGGTTCGACGCGATCACGATTGCCGGCGGCGGCGATATCAGCATCCAGCTTCTCAAGCGGTCGGATCCCTCGTACCTTGACCTGTTCCTTCAGCTTTTGGCCGAGGCCGTTTCCGAGAATGCCGAGCTTGAGGCGATCACGGCTCTTCTCGCGGCCGGCGTCACGGCAGGAACCGGGACCATCGATCCGAACGCACTCGTCATCGGCGAGGCGTGGACGAACGCCAACGACGTTCGGCAGCGGGCCGACACGATGTGGCTCAGTTCGGCCGCCGTGGCCGAATTCATCGACGCCAAGGTTGACGGGACCAATGCCCCGTTGTACTCCAACCTGTTCGGTAACTTCACCGTCGGCGGCGGCCCGGGCGGGACGATTTCCGGGCTTCGCCCGGTTCACGTTCCCGCGCTCGACTCGACCGGATCCGACGTGGTCATCGGCCCGTCGCGCGGTTTCGTGTGGGCCGAAGACGGCGCGTTCACCCTGCAGGTTGACGTGCCGAGCAAGGCCGGCCGGGACGTGGCGCTTGTCGTCATCGACTGGTACGCGCCGCTGTACGCGGCGGCATTCACCGAGTGGAGTCTGTAACTCATGGCGGACTGGCCGGATCTTGACGAGGTCAAACAGGTCCTGAATGTCGACCTTGAGGTTGACAATTGGGGAACGACCCTCGAACGGATCCGGCTCGCCGCAATCGAACGGGTCAAGATGGACCGCGGTGAATGGGACGACACCGTAGACGAGCCTAACGAGGCGTTGGCGCAAGCCGCGCTCCGGATGTGCGAGCTACTGGCCGAGCGGCCCGAAGCCATTGTGCAGTTCGCCCGCGGTTCAAAACCCGATGACCCGACTTACTGGCGTCTAATGCAAGGCAATCGACGGAGGTTCGCAATCTCGTGAGCATCAAGAGGATTTTCGTCCGCACGGCGGCCGACGGCTCGTTTACGTACGAGCGGTCATTCCGCGCCAAGATCAACGCCATTGAATTTCAGATCGGCGACCTGTCGACTCCGGATATCGATATCACGGACGACACGTATTCGGTCACGTTCCTGTCGGTCAACGGCGTGGCGGCCGATACCGTGTACCGTCCCTCACAGTTCCTTCAGGCCGCCGACGGGACCGATGCGGCCCTTGTCGGTACGGCCATGAAGGGTGCCACGGCGGCGGTCTGCATGGGTGTGCTCAAGGTCGCCATTACCGGGGCCGGCGACACGAAGCGCGGGGAGGTCATCCTCCACTATGAGTAAAGCGACCGAGGCCGCCATCGCCAAGCGCGAGGGCGCACGGAAGCCGGCTCCGAAGATCCTCAAGCCGGCCCCGAAAGCCGAGCCGAAGACGGAGGAACCGACCTAACCATGGCCGGGACCCTCAAGGGTGCGACCGAGCTCAAGCGTCGACTTGCCGCGATCAAAGAGACGTGGAAGCCGATTGCCCGGAAGTGGGGTCGTACCGACGTTGAGGAGATGCGCCGTCAGGTGCCGGTCCGTACGGGCCGGCTCCGGCGGTCCTTCCGTGTGACGTCCGTATCCGGGAAGCGGGTTAGGGTGGGTGGTCATTTCACCGGATACTTTGTCGATGCCGGCCCAAAGCCGCATACGATCAACGCCAAGTCCGGCGGCCGGTTGATCTTCAAGGCCGGCGGCCGGACGATCTTCGCCCGTCAGGTTCACTCGCGCGGCTACCGGGCTCGGCCGTTCCGGGTCAAGGCCGCGCATGACGCGCTCGCCAAGAACCCGATGGCGCAGCAACTTATCGACGATTGGAACCGGGCCGCATGAGCCAAGCCGCGTACCGTCAGGCCGCCGCCGACTTCCTCACGGAATACGCCGGCTATGCCGGGGTGGCGCTCCAAATGTATCCGGCGCGGCCACGGACGATCACGCCGCCAACCGGCTTCATTGACGCTATCCGGGAAACCTTTACGTCGTTCACAGAACGGCATTTCCAGCGGGTCCCGCTCGTGTCCGTCGTCGTCGTCCACGGCCTGTTTGACAGCATGGACGCGGCCTATCAAAAGGACCGGTTCGTGGACGGTTTCGTTGAATGGGCTTACGAGCACGCACACGCGGCCGGACCGAACACGCTCATTCGTGTGTCCGAGACCGAGGACCTTCCCGATTGGGTTCCGGAATGGATCGCACCTGACAAGCAACGGACCTACTACGCTACGCAAATAACGTTGGAGGGCTTCGGGACCAACTAGGCCACGCCGACCGAGCCCGGGTCTGTACGGGTACGCACGATGAGAGGAGACACCAATGCCCGTCGCGGGTCTAGTCCGACTGCGCAAGCATCAGTTCGGGAAGCAATCAAGCCTCGGAACAAAGGTTGTCGCCAAGCGGGCTTATCCGTTCAGCGGCGTTCCGTCCGTCGACCTGACGTGGACGGATCCCGAGGTCGACGCCGGTTCCATCCATACCGTTGCCCCGCCGTACCGCGGGGCCGGTGAATTCACGGCATCCCTCGACGATCCGGCCCTCAAGTACAACAACCTTCCGCTGATGTTCGGCGCGGTCCTCGCCGAGACGGCGTCGCCGACGACGACGGGCGACTCCGAAGCGTGGGTTTGGACGCCGGCTAGCCTTACGTCCGAGGCTCGCGATATCTACACGTACGAATTCGGCGACGACGTCCTGACGGACTGGTATCAGCTTGGCGACGGGTTGCTTGAGACGTTGGAGATTACCGGTACCCGGGATCCTGACGGACCGCTGACGGCCACGATGGGGTGGCGGTTCGGTACGGCGAGCTCGACGGGTTCGACCGACTCGCCCGTTGCCGGGACGGTCCCGACGCCGGACCTCGGCGTGGCCCTCACCGATGTCATGGTCTATCTCAAGGACGGCGCGATTTACATTGCGTCCGATCCGGACGACCTCGCCGCCGGCCAGGTGTCCGACGCACTCCACGCGTTCACGCTCCGAATCACCAACGAGTACGACCTCAAGCGGTACGCCAACGGCGATAACCTGTTCAACATCGACGATTACGGTCTCGCGTCGCAGATGTTCGAGCTTGAATGCCGGTTCGCGAAGACGTCCGATATCGTCGGGACCGGTTCCGAGTCGGACGCGTGGTTCAGCGATACGTCCGTCAACCGCTATATCCAGATGATCTTTGAGTCAACCGAGCTTGCGCATACGGCTATTCCGTACCGATGGGATTTCCGCGCACCGATGCGTTACTACACCCGCGAGGAAGACGCCGAGGGCGGCAACAGCATCGTCGTCCTGACGGCGCACGCGTTCTACGACAACGTCGATCTGGAGGAAGTCTTCACGACCAACGTTATCAATCAGGTTGACGAGACGATGGTTTAGCCGTGGCGACCATCCCGTGCGTCTGCCCGCTCAAGGCCGATGCCGTCCGTCACCCGAACGGCGACACGGTCCGGCTCCGGGAACGGCTCGACTTCCGGGCGGCCCTGACCGCTCGGAATGCCGTCCTTATCGTCAAGTCCGAGGATCCGTTGGCCGGCGCGGCCGAGGTCCTTGCCGCCATGACCGAGGTCTATTTGCTCGTCGGTATCGAGTCGTGGACCCTCGTTGACGAAAAAGGCAAGCCGCTTCCGGTTGATCGGGCTTCCGTCCGTTGGCTCATGGAAGAGCACATGGAAGAGGCCATGACCATCGGCGACGAGGCCGACGTGCTGTACCACGAGAGGGTCCTTGCCCCTTTAGTGGCCCGG